TTTCATAGTCATAGGGAATTTTATTTGCGTTTAAACTTTTAGCTATTGTAGCTTCAAATTTACTTCTAAAATTCACTCCCTGATGAGACTGTTTCAAAACCTTGGACCTTTGGTGCTTCCTCTTGGGTTGCTTCTTTTGTTTCAAAACCGTAGCCTTTTGCATCTTTGACATATTCAACAAAGTTGTGAATGATTACAGCTTCAGGTTCGATCTTTATACCGACACCGAAAGCTGGTGCTTCCCATCCGCTACATCTTATATTGACTTGCCCAGTTGAACCTGGTCCTAGTTTGTTTACAGCTTGCCTTTGTTCTTCTGACATAGGAGAACCATCAGAGTTATATAAAACAGGTGGTCTTTTTTTCCATTGAGTACCATCTGCTCTTACTCCACCACCTTTCATTTTTGTTTTTATTTTAAAGTAAGGAGTACCATCAACTTCTTCATAACCAAAGCGAGCAGGTGCAAGCTTGTATTTCTTATTAGGATTTGCAGCCTTTAGTTGTGCTTTCCATCTTTCAAGAAGTCCATTAAGTTGTTCTTCAAGTTCTTGTGCTTTCTCTGGTTCGATAAGACATTCGACTTGCCATAATCCAGCAGCATCAAACTTAGTGTCTGGTTCAACTAACCACGCATATTGCAATACGCACACTGGTGTAGTGAAATTACAAATTTCAGGTTTAATCATTTGATAGGTTTTTTTAAAGTTTCTTTTAAAATCGTCTGCGGTAGACGTAACATTGATATTACCGTACATTTTTTATCTGTCACCCCTTGTGGTTAACTAAAGACATAAGGAGCTAGTAAAACTTCACAGATATTAAAATCACCTAGTATTGGTGGTATTGGTAATCTTTGTGGTTTGTCTAATTGTTCTACAGCCTGGTCATATAAATCATCTAACAAATTATCAGTGTACATTTCTACAAAGGATTCTTTTACACAAGATATAAATTCTTGGATGTCAGCAGCAGTAGAACCAAAACAATCATGGATAGTTGTAAAGTTTGTAAGACCTTTCTGTTTACTTTTATGCAATGCTAAATGTACATTAGCAGCATCTAAACTGTGAACAAAATTACTAGCAAAACTAATACTTGTTTTTCTTTTATCAACCTCACTTGACACATCAGTAAGTGACAACCTTACAGTGCTAGTACCGATTTTAGTCTTCACACGTTTACTATTAAGCTTGTAATAATTCTGATTAACATAAAACTTAGAAGGTGTATTCCACTTCATAATTTTACTTTCACCACCAAAACATTTAGCAACGTCTGTTAGATATTGCATTATAATTGAAGACTTTGGACATACTTTTTTAACAGTTTCAACAATTTTTTTTGCCAAAAAATAATTATGTGCAAAGTCATCTGTCATCCAATCCAACTGTAAATTCTGATGATATAAATAATCTTCTATCGCATGACTAATCCCATACAAAGTACCACTGTAAGGGATCATCATTATTGGTTTTTTTACCAGCTTTCTTGTTATAACCTCTTGATATTTCAACCAATCTGTAGCCAAAGGATCTTCACTGTCAGCAAGATTTAATAATAATTCTGCTTTTACTTCGTTATATAAATCCTGTATCTTATCTGACTTAATAAGATTTACTTTACCTGCAAGTTCTTGATCACAGGTCATGGCTGCAAAGTGTTGATAGCCATTATTACTACCATCTAACAAAACAGGATGCTTTGATATAAAACCATAACCTTCATCTAACATTCCGTTCCACTCAATACACCAAGCAACAAATTGAAATGGTTCTTCTGCTTTACTCCATAAACTAACAGTTGCTTCTGGACTACTAGCTATTTGTCTTGCCAGTGCTGCTCCTTCTGTATTAGCCCACTCTATTCTTTCTTGATAGCTACAACGACTCATCCCCCAGTTATTAGCACCTGCAATACCAAGCCAGTTTTTTGCTTCTTCATTTTTTATAGCTTTACCTTCAGCAAATCTATGCAAAGCTCTAGCAAGGTCATTACCCTGTGGATTAAATACACTGGCAGCATAATAAATACGACCAGTAAAATCAGCCTGGACAACATGAAAGAAAGTTTCTTCCTTGTAATACAGTGCAGTATCTAACAAAGATAAACATTGAAATCGTTTGGCTCTATCGTGAGCATTTTGATCATGTATTAAACTTGCAGCCTTTCTCCATTTTAATTTCTCATCTTCATTAGTATCTATATCATGTGGTTTAGGAGGTAGTGGTAATGTTTCAGCATCAATCAAACATCCAACTTCTATACCTCTATCCCAACAACTCTGAGCAATTTCAAGAACATTTATATTTGTTTCCCACTTCGTATGTTGTAGAGCATTTAACGCTGCAAAAAATGCTGTTGGTTTTTTTTCTGATACTTCTTGTAAGTAATCAAGATCCTTAGATTTTATGGCCTTAACGTGTCTTAATCTTTGACTGTGATAACCACTGTCAGTAGCTTTTATATAATCTTTAGGTCTTTCAAGGCAAGGCATATAAATTGGATAGCTTGCAAATCTATTCTTTCTTTGTTTTTTTATCCAATCCATAGCACTTTTTGTAAATTCAATATAAGTTTTCATAATTTTTCCTGACCTGATATATGCAATCTTGACCATACCAACAGAATAAATTGTTAAATCTATAAGTTTCATACCTACACGCAACTTATCTTCTTTACTCCAAGACTTAAAAACAAAACCTCGATTTCTCATATGACCTATCATCATATTTCTTCTATATCTAGGATGTGCTGTATCAGCTATATGTTTCCTTACATTAGAGAAATGCTTTTCATCTTCCTGTTCAAAAACACTAAACCTAAGTTCATCTTCTAACAGATGTCCTATTTGTATAGCAGTTTGAGTGGCAGTCTTAATTTGAGAAGCACCATCAAAGATACCTTTAATTGCAATAAAGCTAACAACATCAATGTCAGGAAACTCTGACAACTTAACAGCAGCAACAGCTTTAGGTCCTGGTGTTCCTCTCCAAGACCTATCAATAAACTGTTGTATTGCTTTTGATAAAGGTAACAAGCCAGCAACTGTCATGTTTCTGGCATAATCATTCTCAGATTCTTTACCTTTACTTATATTCTGTTGTACTTTTCTTTGTCGTGAATCATAACCACGACTACACATTTCATCTTCTACCTGTTGTTGTTTACTCATGTTTCAACAACTTCCAATCAGAAATTAGAACATCAAGTTCTTTTTTTCTCTTTTCAGCGTTCTCAATACGTTCATCAATCGCCTTGTCACGATCATGCCTGTACTTAGTAAGGTTAACTACGTTTGTCATCTTGATACTGGGAAATTAATAGGGCTAAGTCTGCTAATAAATCATCACATTGACTTCTTAAATTAACAACAGTTTTGCTATCTTTCTCCATCAAATTAGCAAGTTCTTCTAACGTGTACTCACGAGTACTAAAAGTTTTACCACAATCTTTACAAGTTCTAGATCTCCACACATAAGGTGCTTTAGGTCTATTCCTTGCTTGTGGTGCTGTAGTGTTTTTACCACCGCAGTTAGGACAGATAATCATTGTTGTTCCTCTGCTTTTACAAGACATTCAACAACAACAACGTCATACCAGACATCATCAACTTGTTCCTGTTCTTTTTTATTCTTTACTAAAAAATTAGTACAAGGGCATTGTTCAATCCAATGATGCAGCCTAGTTCTTATTGAATAACTCATTGGTCATCCTCCCTTTTCATTGAGACAAACTTAGATTCTAGTTTCTCCATGCAAAGATCCCAGGCATCATCCTCACTTATGTCTAATTTCTTAGCAATAGACTGTGCAAGCTCCCTTAAATGAGTAGCTATGGCTGTAAGGTTGTACGGATAATCACTCATAAACCCTCCTGTCTAATTGTTTTAGTTCTTTAGGTGTTAACTTCATCATTGATTTCCATTCACCTAAAGTCATATCCATACCTGCCATAGCTGTTGTATCAGGACACTTCTGTTTAATCATGGCAAGTGCCATTGAAAACATCAGATCAGCTTGCAAGTTAATCATAAAATCTTGTTTGCTCATCTATCTACCCCCTCTTAATTGGATAGACGCATTGCGTAAGCTCTCAAAATACATCCCATTACCATTATCATCAATCAAGATAATAGAATGTTTCTCCAGGTCTACACATACGTCTTTTATATACCTCCCCTCATCCTCATCGGATAAAAAGATACAAGCTCCCTTTAAATATTCCAAAGGGATACTCTGATTGCTACTTAGTTTCATAAAATTAATAATCTAGGACTAGACTCATAATGAGCCTGTTAAAAATTCAATTAAAAAAATTCTTAAAAGGTTCATTAAAAATTTTGCTACGGATAATAAGCAACTAACATCTATAAAAAAATAAAAAAAAGAAAGAAGCCTAGAATTAATTAGGCTCATCTATTTTTTTGTATTCTTGCATCAATGATTCATTTGTAATGGTTTCGTCAAACATCCAGGAATCACTTATGTAAGCTTCTTTAATCTTTTTGTCTTGTTGTTTGAGAGCCTTTTTAAGACTCTCTTCTTGATGGTTGTTAGTCATAAATTTTTGATAATAAAGTGTTTTTGGATTGTTTAAAAATGGGTCAATAATCATTTTTTAGACTCCATAACAATTCTTTCAGCATCTTCTAAAGTCATCCCACCTAACAATGCTAAGGATGGATTCTTTATTGTTTGTTTAGCTATTCTTAGCTGATGTTTTTTACCAACACTATTAAAAGAGTTAGACATAATTAAAATTAATAACTGGGCGTTAAGGTTCACTTATTAAGAGAACCCTTTAAAAGGTCCGTAGACCCTTTAAGGGATTGTCTAAGAGCTTTACAACATATCAGATAGACACATTACATGACTTTCTAGTTGTGGATCTGTCCAGGATGACCAGGGCTGATCGTCTTCTTCTAATTGATAGTCAATAAGTAATTTTAAAAGACCATTCTTAATTGATTGCTGTAAGAAATAACCTACAGACTTCTCATAGTCTTTATGTTCACATGATTGATAATCATAACCATTTAGCATGCTTGTTAAGCTTGCAAGCCCTTTAGTGTCTCTATCTCTTAACCACGTTCTGACTGTTGAACTAACTTTAAATTGATAATCATTAATCCACATATCAGAATCATTAGGATATAAAGCCTTTAAACTGTCTTCATTCTCTTTTAGTAAATGAACATAACAGAGATAAGACCAGGTTAAATTTTTATATTCTGAATAATTAGCCTTGTATTCAATAGACACAACTGCTGCTGCATCATTCCTTAAATACTCATAGTCTGTTTCTTCTGGATACTTAGCTCTCATAGAATTAAATACACAGTTTTCTAAAACAGTCCTGGCATTGTATCCGTCCCTGGAATAACAATCACCAAAGAATGTTGATAAAGCATTTAATACATCATTAGATGTTAGATAGGCTGACATAATTTTTAAAAGGTTCTGGGATTAGTACTTGCTATCTATTAGTTATCTATTAGTTAACTAGTACTGCATACAGTATTACTAGTAGAGGCCACCGATAAATAATAAATACAAATAATCTTAACAATCTGTAACAATAGACCTATATATAGTCCCCGTAGTCCAAT